CTCATTGCAATTATATCAGAAAATGCTTAGGGGGAGGGATTTTTAGTCCCTCCCCCATCAGCATCACGCCTTCAAATTATCATGAAGTGGGTGAGGATGCGTCAACAAATGCAACTGCATCAAGTTCTTCCCAGGTAAGGCCGAAACGAACGAATACGGTGTATTCGATTGTGTCCTTCTTGGGCTTGTACTCACGGTTGACTGTGATATCGCGCTGGAAGCCCCATACACGGTTCTGGGGGAATGTAAGATCTACATAGTTACCAGGGTAGTAGGGAACTTCTTGAACATCGACACCAAGAACGCGGGTGGTACGAGCGCCACCAAAGGTCTGAGCGCCACCATCAAGGTAGGCGTTACGACGCTCTGGAGTACCAGCAACTCTGGGGGCAAGTGCCTCAGAAATTGCGTCTGCAAGAGTACCATTGTTCTTGACAATGTTTGCGAAAACATCAGTACCAGTATAGAACTTAAGACCAGTCTTGATTGCGCGGTACTTGCGTGGAAGAGCATAGATGACTTCCTGCATGACCTCTGGGGTCCAGCCGCCAGTTACGTCAACGACTGCTTCATGGGCGTCACCAGTTGTCTTAACTTGGTTGACAAAGCCATTCATAATGCCGAGGAAGGGATCTACACCTCCGTTGCCGTTGATGGCAAGATCCTCAAGGTCATTACCAAAAGCGTTTGTCATCAAACGAACTAGGTGGTCCTCAAGTGCTGCACCTTCGATGTTATCTTCAAGTGCCTCAGTTGAAACCTCCCAGTCAAGACGGATCTTCTTTGTGGTAAGTTCTACCTTTGTGAATGTTGCACCAGCGTTGGTGTACTCGCCAAGAGCCTGTGAAGCAGCGCGAATAACACGCTCTCCAACGTTGACCTTTTCAAGTTCAATCGTGTTTGCACGCATTGTAACTCTACGACCGTCTTGGGCGAGAACTGTTGCGTCCCAAACATAGTCGATAAAACGACGGGACTGTTCGGGATTTAGGATACCGCCAGGAACGCCTGTTGGATTAACTGCGTTTGGGCCTGTCGTTACGCCATAGTTAGCGTTGGGGATATTGCCTGGGGTTCCCCAGGGATCTCCACCAACTACTGGATCTGTGCCACCAATTCCAAGGTTGGCTACAGCACCCTGACCTTGGTATAGACCATCGTTAGGGTGACCATACTCGCCAGACTCGCTTGGTTGGTTCTTCAGAATTTCTTCTGCCATTTGACTTTCACCTCCATATGTGTTTCTTTATTAAAATAGGTCGGCATTTGTGAGGAAACGACCGCCCCAAGTGGATTTCTCCACTATTACTGGTTCTTCCTGCAAGATCTCGCCAAGATCAGCAGACTTACGGAAAGCGGTGTCCTTTTCCACAGCATCCACGCGCTTTCCAAACTTATCTTCTACTTCTTCCACCTTGCTTGCTACTACAGTAATAGACTTGTTAATGCCTTCAATCTTGGCATCAAGAGCCTTTACTGTTTCAGCAAGAGTGGAGAGGGCAGATGTGAGGGATTCGCTAATTTCGCTAATCATCTTAACTGTAGCGTCCTCTTCAACCTTAACTACCTCAGGCTCTTCAGCCTTTTCGGTTTCTGGTTCTTCTGCTTTAGCAGTTTCTTCCATGTCGTCATCTTCCTCATCGTCTTCTTCAATTTCTACTGAAACAGCCTTTTCAGTTTCTTCAACGACTGGAAGAGCGGTAGCATCGGGATTAAGTTGATCTTCGCTGCCAGCGCCATCAAAATCAGCGCTCTTTTCAACTTCTTCTACAACAATAATGTCTGAGTCCATCTTGCTAACCTCCTTTACCTTTGATTTACTAATCGCATTAACCTTTTCTAATGAAGAAATATTTTTAATAACGCGACGATTTGTAGGTACTATTGTACCGTCAATTTGTGAATATACCTTTATAACGGTTATAGGATCATTTGATTTAGCGGTTAGCACAACTTCTTCTGAAGACAGTCTTGCTCCACCATGGAAGATAACTTGAGAAACTTTCCCGTAATTACCGTCAAACTTTACAAAAGACCCCTCTTCTATTCCATTCTGGACGACTTCCTTTTTAATATCTGAAATCATAGACTTGATAACAGAAGCCTTTTCCATGTCATCGCTTTCTACAAAGCCAATGTTTGACATTGATTTATCACATTGTGGACAAGAAGAGTTTGAGTCGATAGACATTCTTACAACATCATCTTCTCTGCACCAAAATACATTCTCTATGGTTGCCTTGGAAAGATATCCAGTAGCCACACCCTTTTCAATACTTACCACATTGGCAAACTGGTTTGCAGGGTTGTCCACTAAGGACAATTCGCTTAAACTGTAATCCTTGATTACTCTATAAGCCTTATCCATTTCTTCGTCGTAAATGTCTTCTGCGTCATGAATTTCCCCACCGATTGAAAATCCTGTTAACGTTCCATCAAGAACCTTTTCCCAAGTGTTCTGGGCACCCTTGCTTACATAGGCTGAAACATAGACGCCATTATAAAACTTCTTTGTTTCTGTATCAAAGTATTTATCTTCTTTAAATGAAACTACTTTGCCGACTGCAATGGGCTGATGCATTTCTCTAATGTTGCCACGAAATGTCTCAAAAGCCTTCACGCTGGCATCAGCAGGCACAACGTCACCCTGCTTATCAAGATTGTCAAGAGTTGCAAAACCTGATACAATTCTGCGCTCTTTATCTACTTTATTAATTGGCATAGAGAGGCGAATGTTGCCGCCCTCTGTGGACCAATGTGCTTTATTTAGTTCCATCTCAATCCTATTATACATTATTTTTATATAATTGTTATTGAGTCTTAGGACCCTCACCCTTTGGGTTTCTTCCTGAAATTGCTCCAGGTCCGTCTGACTGTTGATTGCTTCTTTCAGAATCTCTACTTCTGTTTTGTTGAGTATTGGCTCTGGTGTCTGCAGCCTGTCTTGCACTTAATTCCAAAGGTTGATCTCCACCTTCAATTTGTGGCAAATTGATTTGCTCACGAATTTCATTTGGCATCATTGCCTTAATCTTTGCATATCTTTCGTGAATTTGTGATTGAGCAACTTCGTCGGTAAGACTTGCTTCATTGAACACTAACTGGATTACATCTGTCTTTTCTTTGATAATTTTATTAACTGCCTTTTCAATGTATTCTTGCAAAGGCTTTGCTACTTGATCTCTAAAGGTTCTATCCTGAGTCATAGCAGCAGCAAGAGAGGCATCAATACCACCAAGTTTTGATAATGGAACCTGATGAGCCATAAGAATATCATCTCTGTTGCGTTGACGATACTTGTCAAATGATGCTTCCTGAACTCCGTTCTCAATGGGATGCATTTCAAACTCAATCTTATTTCCTTCTTGATCACCAGGCAGCGGGATATAAAGAGTTCTGTGAGACTGACCTTTAAGACCTGTTTGGAAAAATCTAAACAATTTATCTTCTGCTTCAGGAGAAAGTTTTGCTCCCTTAACTGTGATGATGTAACGAGGAACAGCCTTGTTTTCAAAGTAGTCAAGATTATATCTGGCAGCCATTTGATCTCCTTGTAAAGAAGTCATTGCTGCAATAATGTCTGGAATTCCATAGAATGTGTTTAATGGTGAGTATTCTTTAAGATGAATAATTTCGTTAGGTCGTGGATCATCTGTTACTGGATTTGAGTTTGTTGCTGCAAAATTTCTAAAGTAAACGATGGTGCCAGCAATGATTTGAACAAATCCATCATGAAGTCTGCGAACGCGCATGGTGGTAGATGGAACGTGACCAACATAGCCAATTTCTCCAGTTACAGTTCTTCCTACTTCAATATATCCATTTCCAGTTGCCTGCATATCTGTAATAACTTTTTCTAGAGTTTTAGTTAAACTGTCATCATCATTAAGGCTTTCTAGCCATGCAGACAATTGGATCTTTAATTGCTCAATGCGCTTTTTTGCTTTCATTTTTGCAGATTCATTTGACATTGCTTCTAGCCTCATTTGAGTAGAACTTGTCATCTCAAAGTGATACCCAAGACCTACTGAATTTGAAACCTTGGTGTCAATGGCAGCGTGATTTGCAAATGAAGTGTCATAGTAAGAAGAAAGTTCGTAAAGATTATAGGGAGGAGTAATTAGATCAAAAATTCCGTATCCATTTCTATATACCTGGCCTGGATTAATTCTTTTAGACTTTGCATCTCCAGTTTCGCTTTGACCAATTGCTTTAGCCT